GAGGGTGAAATAATCCCGTTCAGCGGTGTCTGCCAGTCGGGGGGAGGCTGCATTATCCACGCCGGAGGCGGTGGTGGCTTCACGCACTGACTGACAGACTGCTTTGATGTGCAACCGACGACGACCAGCGGCAACATCATCACGCAGAGCATCATTTTCAGCTTTCGCATCAGCTAACTCCTTCGTGTATTTTGCATCGAGCGCAGCAACATCACGCTGACGCATCTGCATGTCAGTAATTGCCGCGTTCGCCAGCTTCAGTTCTCTGGCATTTTTGTCGCGCTGGGCTTTGTAGGTAATGGCGTTATCACGGTAATGATTAACAGCCCATGACAGGCAGACGATGATGCAGATAACCAGAGCGGAGATAATCGCGGTTACCCTGCTCATTGTTGCCCCCACAAACAGACCTCACGCTCAATCTCACGACGAGTCATCAGGCCTTTCCATTGCTTACCGCCAGCGTATGCCCAGCGACGTAGCTGGTCACATGCGCCCTTGATATCGCCCTGGTTTATTTTGCGAAGAAGAGTAGATGTTCTGAAATTGCCTGCGCCCACGTTATAGACGAACGAGTAAAGAGCGCCGCGCGTTGTTTCCGGTATATCGACTTTGATGTACGGGTTAATTTGTCTGGCTACCGTGGCAAGGTCTTTATTCAGGAGGGCTTTGCATTCTGCTTCGGTATACGTTTTACCGGGAATGATGTCTTTTCCTGTATGCCCGTGACATACAGTCCATACGCCAACGATATCTTTGTATGGTATGTAGCTGACACCTTCCAGACCATCGTTACCACTTGGGCCAGTGATTAACACTGATGCTATAGCAATTGCTCCGCCACCAATAGCAGCAGCAACGGCTTTTCGTAATGATGGAGGCATTATTCACCTCTCGCAGCCTTGCGCTTATCTTCTTTAATCTTGAAATAAAGGTTTGTCAGGTACGTCAGCAGGCCAAATACCAAGCTACCCAGCACACCTATTGCTGCCCACTGTGAGGGCGTGACTTTATCGAGCAGCTGTAAAAACCAGTAACCGGCACTACCTGCTGAGGTGCCATAGGCGACACCCGTTGTTAACTTATCCATGGATTTCATAACCCCACCTCGCAGACAAAGCGGGTGTAAATTGAGGGAATACAACGTATCGCAAAAAAGCAGAAACGTAACAGACTCGGAGTCAGTGAATAACTCAGGTATTGAGTTATCAGCTAATATCGAGACTCAAAAAATGGAAAAACCCGCTCGACGGCGGGTTTAAGCTGTGTGACGAAGTAACCACTCTTAACAGCATAACCAATTTTTTACGTACGTAAACCACTAAATGATATTTGCGAGAATGCTACCGAGTATTGAAAACACCACTACAAATACATAAGCAAATCTCAACAAATAACCAACAAATAATTTCCAGCGTTATTTTTAGCCGATTTAAATTGAACCTTCAAATTATAGAGCACTTATAAATAACAGCCATTAATATAAATTGGCTAATAGATTTATTTTTATTCAGCCAAGAGCCATGAATAGGATTCGATAGAAAAAGTTCAGATAAAAATAGAGATCTACTTCACAAATCAAATGAGAAACCAAAACTTACATCTTGAAATAATCACATTGATTAGATGAATATTTATCGCGCAGTGACATCATTTTTTAATAATAGTTCAAAAAAAGGGCTCACGATGAAAAAATTAACAGTGGCAATTTCTGCTGTAGCTGCATCAGTACTGATGGCGATGTCTGCTCAGGCAGCTGAAATTTATAATAAAGACAGTAACAAGCTGGATCTGTACGGGAAAGTTAATGCTAAGCACTACTTCTCCTCTAATGATGCAGATGATGGTGATACTACTTATGCCCGTCTTGGCTTCAAAGGTGAAACCCAAATCAACGATCAACTGACTGGTTTCGGTCAGTGGGAATATGAATTCAAAGGCAACCGCGCTGAATCTCAAGGTTCCTCCAAAGATAAAACCCGTCTTGCCTTCGCTGGCCTGAAATTCGGTGACTACGGCTCCATCGATTATGGCCGTAACTACGGTGTAGCATACGATATTGGTGCATGGACCGACGTTCTGCCAGAATTCGGTGGCGATACCTGGACCCAAACAGATGTATTCATGACTGGTCGCACCACAGGTGTTGCAACTTATCGTAACAATGACTTCTTTGGTCTGGTTGATGGTCTGAACTTTGCTGCTCAGTATCAGGGTAAAAATGACCGCACTGACGTAACTGAAGCTAATGGTGATGGTTTCGGTTTCTCCACTACTTATGAGTATGAAGGATTCGGTGTAGGTGCAACCTATGCTAAATCTGACCGCACTAATAATCAGGTTATCTACGGTAACAACAGCCTGAATGCATCTGGTCAAAATGCTGAAGTATGGGCAGCTGGTCTGAAATATGATGCGAACAACATCTATCTGGCTACCACCTATTCTGAAACCCAGAACATGACTGTTTTTGGTAATAACCATATTGCCAACAAAGCACAAAACTTCGAAGTAGTTGCACAATATCAGTTCGACTTCGGTCTGCGTCCGTCCGTTGCTTACCTGCAATCTAAAGGAAAAGACTTGGGTGCGTGGGGTGATCAGGACCTGGTTGAATATATTGATGTAGGTGCAACCTATTACTTCAACAAAAATATGTCCACTTTTGTTGATTACAAAATCAACCTGATTGATAAGAGCGATTTCACGAAAGCATCTGGCGTTGCTACCGATGATATCGTTGCTGTAGGTATGGTTTACCAGTTCTAATTTGATTACTAAAAGATATGTTGCGGGAGGCTTTGCCTCCCCAACATATAAGTGGCTCCCTCAAGCCACTTCCTTTAGGAGCACAACCTTGCTTCTAACTATATAAACCTTCTGTTATATATTACCCTTTATTTTTGGGGGCGTCTCAACGCCCCATTTTTAATAATTTTTAGTAAACAATTGGCATATTAATTAGAGTTATTAACAACGATATCCATCTCTAACCGGATATCTAATGCCATTAACATCCCTTCAATTATACCCTCAGCCTTCTGTAACCTTTTCCCGATATAACCATCAGAGCAGCAATGCTTACCTGCCAGTGACATGAATGTCATACCGACTACATAATAATCTACTAATAAATCGTGCAAATCGCTGTTGTTCTTTTTCAGACGGGCCATGCACCCGCAAATGATCATCGCGTCATCGTCACAACATTGCGGGCGAGATTTTACTTTTGAAGGAATTAATCCCTTAAAACCGGCGGCAATGGACGACCAGGTCACATCTTCATGATTATTAGCCGCCCACGCTCCCCAACGCTCAAGAACCATCTGAATATCACGCATCAACTTACTCCACAAAAATCAGACCAGAACGCCAATCACAAGCAAAAATCAACAAAACAGTATTAGTTGATTGTTATCTCTGACTTCATACTCCTGCTCCTGTCAGGGTTTTGGCGTAATTCTTCAGTATTCGGTAATCGGTCAAAACAGAACCGGGGAAACGATATAAGCGCAGATGCCCCCAGCGGTGGCGAAGAAGTTCTGCCATATAAAACTCAAACATCATTCATTCCCCATTTCGGTGATGGTCAGTTCCAGCCTCCCACCTTTGGTAACAGGCATCTTCACAACGCGGTAATCAACGACCTGAGCATCATCCAGCCAGAAACCTGCTTTAGTGAGTGCGTCAAAAGCGGCTTTTTGCAGATTATCCAGGTCACGGCGACGGCGATCCGGCATGTGGCACTCAATGCGGATTTTCACAGGCATAGCCAGGCCGATATCCAGCATTGCGTTTTTAATGATTCGGGCGACGTTATCGCGGTATGCCTGCCCCTCTGCGCTGATGTGCGTGCGCCCGCGATTATGGCGGTAATAGCGATTATTGCTCGGAGGCCAGGGTAATGTGATGCTGTAGGTATTCACGCCTTAATAACCCCCTCTTTCAGCCAGATAACCTGTGTTCTCGCCATACCTTCCAGCGCGCATTCTTTTGCATATGCAGCATCGACAAAATGTGTGCGGCGGTCGATTTCGTCGTGGCAGGCAGAACATGCAATGGTGGCAATCAGGTCTGGCGGTTTGATACCGGTACCGCACAATCCAGCCAGCCGGATATGTGCCAGTACAGACGTTTCAGGGTTGCCATTACATACGCCAGGGATTCTTACCTGGCATTCCCGACCACGCGCTGCTTTTCTCAAATCAGCCATGACTCCTCCTTGCTGCCAGTCGCAACCATTTTTTATCAACCAAGCTGGCGGTATATCCGAGCAGTGTTGGTATTTCGGATGGCTTCAGCTCAGGTTTACGCTTACGACGATTTGGTACTCTGTAGATGTGTCCGTTCATGACACGAATAAGCGGTGTAGCCATTACGCCTCCTGCTTGTCGCGCAGCAGCTGAAACTCGCAGCTCTGTGGAATAGTCAGGTGGCAACCAATATTCATCGCCCAGGCTTCAACCTTACACAGGAAGACATACATCTCTCCGGTATCAAGATCGGAGGTATGGCGTAACGACTGGATAGTGGTGATATCACCGGTTACGACATCAACCAAGTCTTTGGTTTCATAACCGAGATATGTGTGTTTGAGAGCATCTTTTACCCAAGCTGGAGTGGCGAACGTTTTACCCCTGCTGATGAGGTATTCACTGATTTCGCTGTACCACATGTGGCTGAGTGCATTCTGGGAAAGACTGCGTTTCTCACGCCACGGTTTAAGCACCATGCGAAAGCATTTTCCGTCCTCCAGATAAGGCTGGATCTGCTGACCGATAGCGGTGAAGTTACCGCGATGCAATTTGATACCGTCTTGTGGGAGGTTCACGCTTCACCTCCGCAGAGGTCAAACGCAGGATGCAAAAAATCGCAGGTGCATTTCTGCATCTGTGAAGGGAGAAGAGAGTTTGGATTGTATGTGCGCATAAACGTCCCCGTTTAGCGCAGAAGTCACCGGAGTTGTTCAAGCTCCGATGACTTTATTATTACGAATTGATTTTACAAAATCAAAAGGTATGTTAGTGACGCGGGTCTGTTATTATGCGAGAAGGGTTTCCGTATAAAACAAGGACCTTACTTCCTTGAGTAAATAACGGATCTTTGCCTTGAACAATGGTCATTAAATTCCCATTCTCAGTTTCGACAACATATTCCATGCCTGTTTGTTTTGTTGCTGAAGATTCGATTGCTGCCCCGGCAATACCACCAATGACTGCACCACCAACGGCACCAACGATATTAGAACGAACTCCCCCACCAAGCGCAGAACCAGCGGTTGCCCCCACGGCAGCCCCAGCAGTCCCGCCTAACGCGGAAGTCCCACTGATATCAACCCCCCTGGCACTAATAACTGTACCAGCGATAGTTCGATTAACCATGCCCACAGAGCCAACAGAATAACTATTTGGCGATATATTTTGTGCGCATCCAACCAACACTAAGAGTGGAGCAATTACGAATAATCGCTTCATTTAGCTACCCTAACAGGAAACATTGGACGAGAAAGATCAACACTTTCTAATGCTTGCAAGAACTGCGTTATGTTGTTTTGCACCGCGCGATTAACAGATTCGCGTGCTCGAACAATACCGTAGAATGCGTAACTGGCTGGAACAGTACCGGTAGACTCAATATCCTGCGTATATATAATATCACCATTCGCACGGTTGATTATTTCATACCTTGCAATTGCTTTAGTTGTCATTGAAACACCAAAAGCAGGAACGTCAAGAGCCAACACTTTAACATTTAAGCTAACCGTATTTGGTGAACTATCACGAAAAATAGTCATTCGGTCGAGTGCTTCCTGCAAAGATTCACGCCAAATTGGAGTTATAGCCTCCATACCAGCAGTGATATCCCCTTTCTGCTCATCTGGACGAGCAAGTGATACCGTTAATGACTTAATTTCAGCATCTATTTTTTTCTGGCTAACTCCCACGTTAGGTGTTGAAAAATTCAATGGTGGCACACTAGCGCAACCTGTTAAAGAACCAATAATCATGGCTAATAATATTATCTTCTTCATAAATTTACCTTATTGTTATAACCAAAGGAATTATAAAGTAAAAAAGTTCACTATCACTAGCCATTAACGACATCAATTTCAGAGAAACATGGTACTCATTTCCACAAATTTGACACAAGTCATTTTCATCTACATATTCCATCATACTTGATGCATATGTTATTGAAGCCTCTATCCTATCCGTTCATAATAGCAATAGTTACCCGGGTGATAGTACCTCTATGATTACTCGTCTTTCTGATTGATTGGATTAAATATGCGCGCCAAAATTTATCAACTTTCGTTATGGATATTTATTTCGTTTCTAGCGATCTATGCCTTTATTATCTATAAAGGTTCTTATATTGGAGTAGCATTGCATCAAATTGCTTGGATCATCATTATTGCCTCTGGCTTGATTGCTAGGCTAACTAAACCAAAGCAAAAACCAATTTCGTCCAATAATTAGACATGTATTAAAAAATGATATTTTTATGTACATAGTCTATTGAAAATTGCCGCGATAAAATGCCAACACCCGCTTCATCGCGGCACTCTGGCGACACTCCTTGAAAATCAGATTCGTGCTCACCTTTCCTTCCCGTTCTTCCCTGGTAGCGAACCGGTAATACACCGTTCGCCAGACCTTACCATCAATAACTAAGATTCCTGTCCGCGCCATTTTAGCCGCAGCCTGATTTATGCTGGTTACTGTTGCGCCTGTTACCGCAGCAACGTCCTGCGCACAGAAGCTCTTATGCGTCCCCAGGTAATGAATAATTGCTTCTTTTCCCGTCATACACTGGCTCCTTTCAGTCCGAACTTAGCTTTGATTTCTGCAATCTTCGCCAGAGCCTGTGCACGATTTAGAGGTCTACCGCCCATGACAGGAAGTTGTTTTACTGGTTCAGGGATCGCCTCACCACGGTTAATTCTCGCAGTCATATGGACAAGCTCATCTGCGGCCTTACGGCGTAATTCCGCATCAGTAAGCGCATTGGCCCGCATGTTCTGATACAGGTTGGTAACCAGCCAGTAGTGCGCGTTTGATTTCCACGGATAAGACTCCGCATCCGGATACAGGCCTCGCTTCCGGCAATACTCGTAAACCATATCAACCAGCTCGCTGACGTTTGGCAGTCCGGCGATAACGGATGCTTCTTCCCGGCACCATGCAACAAACTGCCCGGGTGATGGCAGGAATGGTCGATTCTGCCGACGGGCTACGCGCATTCCAGCGTTAACCTGTTCCATTGTGGTGATCCCGTTTTCCCGAAAAGCCAGCACCCACTGGCGGCGGATTTCGTTCAGTTCGTTCTGGTCCCGGTTAGCCAGGCTCGCTGGGAAAGTTGCCAGTAACTGGCTGAATACACCGTTGATTATCTGCGCTACCTGCTGTACCTGCGGCTTTTCGTCGTACTGTTCCGGCATGTTATTGGCGATCCGGCACATCTGCTCACGGTCAAAGTTAACCATCTGTGCGGCGATGTTTTTCATAAATCCACCCCGTAAATCCAGTCAGTGTTCGTCAGGTCGAGTTTTGGTTTGCCGGCTGTCACGCCAGCCTGTTGCTTGTTTCGGTTGATTTCGAGCTGGGTCCACTTGTCGCGGAGTTTGGCCGGACTCAGCACGTTACCGGACCAGAAGTTGTCCTGGCAGGCCCAGCGGAACAGTACACACATGTCGCGGTGGTTACGTCCATCACGTTCACGCATCAGACGGATATCGTTAGCCCACCCTGCAAAATTCGGTTTTCTGGCTGATGGCGCGATGGTCTTCACCATGTCAAACATCCACTCTGCGGCGGTCAGGTCTTCTGCTGTCCCCCACTTGCTGCCGTTCTGAATCGCAGCATCCGCTTTCACCACAGGAAGGTCGTTTTCTGGCAGGTCAGAGGATTCGCCAGAATTCTCGGACGAATAAGGTTTTATATTGTCTTTTGTTAGTTTGTCTTTTGTGTTTACCTGATTCGGGTAAGTGCCTTTACCTGATTTGGGTAAACTTTTCTTACCTGATTCAGGTAAATTTACCTCTTTCAGGTAAACTTTATTTTTCTTACCTGATTCGGGTAATGTTGACCATTCACTGACCACATTATTAATGCCTATATTCCGCCCGCTCTGAATAAAAATCCCACGCTTTACCAGAACACTTTTTGCAGCAGAACACTTGTGCGGCAATATCCCGGTCAACTCGGAAAGTTGCTCGTTGCTCACCCAATCCAGTTTTTTATTAAAGCCATATGTTTTGCGCATGACAGCCAGGAAGACCAGAAGCTGGTGCTGTGTTAATCCGGCCAGCATTACAGCTTCCAGCAACTCATTTGCAATGCGCGTATAACCATCATCGAGATCTGCCACGCGCGGCTCCTTTTGTGCCGCATCCGGCACAGGAAAATTGAATATCTCAGCAGTGTTTGCCATAATTCCTCCCGCAATGAGTGTGTTACGATTTGCACCTGAAAGTCGGTTCTGTTCCCGCAGACCGACTTTCGCCATTTTTAAACCTGTCATATTGCCCCCAACATGGTGGTAACCATCGCCATCAATGGACCAGCCAGATCCGGGTCCACACGAAACATCGACACAATACCTTCACTCATCTCCTTCAGTTTCTGGTGGCGTGGTGCGTTGAGAATGACAGCCTGTTTTGCCTCACTGAGTTCCTTTTCCATTTCAGCCAACCGAGTCATGAAGCTATCCTGCTCAACCAGGTAACCGCGATATTCCAGCGGTAGTACCGCCAGAATTGCCGGGGTCAGTTCACGCACGTTATTTCGGTATTTTTCAGAATCGAATTTGTTATCGAGGAAGCGGAACAGCTTCTGGCGTGCACGGCTGACATCATCAGGGAAATCGATGGTGCCGCCGCCCTGCTCCCGATACTCATTCACAATGAGTGCGGCAACAACATCCTGATTATCTGCAGCCGACCAGGCGCGGACGGCATCACGGATTTTTTCGTGGCCTGGCACCTGTTTTGTTTGAGAACGATTTATCACCGCAGTCGGGCTAAATCCGCTAGTCTGTTGGTATGTAAGTGGTTGCATAGTCATTGCCTTATCAGTTAACGCCGCAGTTTAGGCGGCAGAATTACTCGCGTTAAACAATGGTGCGAGGTCGGGACGAATATCTGCTGGTTTAATCTTTCCACCAGTGGCTGAGACAATTTTCATTACATAGCGGGCATCAATTCCGCCACCGTGTAGCCAACGCCAAACTGTGGGTTGGGCTACACCGCATAGATCTGCCAGTCGTTTTTGACTACCTGTAATACTGATTGCGAGTTGAATGGTTTGATTTGTCATTATCAATTCCTATTGGTATTGCAATGAATGAATAATAGCAATGCGTATTAATCCAAGCAATAGCAAAACGTGTTTTGACCATCAATACGCAAGCGTATAAATTAAAACTTATGAAAAAAGAAACTCTTGCTGATCGCTTAAATCTAGCGATGGAACAATCTGGAATGTCTCAAGGCGCTCTTGCAAAGGCGTCTGGCGTAGCTCAACCCACAATCTGGAGACTGACAAGCGGCAACGCGCGCGGCTCAACAAAAATTGTTGAAATAGCTAATGCATTGGGTGTTCGAACAGAATGGCTCTCTTCAGGCATAGGCCCGATGAGAAATGACGGTCAACAATCAGGGAAGCCTGCTGTCAGCCATTCCAAATACTTCAAAATTGACGTTCTTGATATAGAAGTCAGTGCCGGGCCGGGTGTAATCAACCGTGAGTTTGTAGAAGTTCTACGCTCGGTTGAATACTCGTTTGACGATGCTCGTCACATGTTCGATGGCAGGAAGGCGGAAAATATCCGCATCATTAACGTGCGTGGTGACAGCATGTCAGGAACGATCGAACCAGGTGATCTGCTGTTCGTTGATATCACGGTTAAATCTTTCGACGGTGATGGTATCTATGCGTTTCTGTATGACGACACCGCCCATGTAAAACGCCTGCAAATGATGAAGGATAAGCTGCTGGTTATCTCTGATAACAAGAGCTACTCACCGTGGGACCCGATCGAGAAAGACGAGATGAACCGCGTGTTCATCTTCGGGAAAGTCATCGGGAGCATGCCGCAGACATATAGAAAGCATGGGTAGAAATCAGAACAAAATTATGCACTTCGCTTTTCAGCTTACTGTAGTAAGGCAATAAATTAGGCTTGACGTTAGCTATCAGGTGCACAACAATAATTGTTGAATAATAGGTTTTTTTAACTAGGTGATAACATGGCAGCGGTTGAATTTCAATTGTCTAGGAAGATGATTGATTGGATAGCAAATTCTCAAGGAGTTTCTATCGAAACTCTTGCTGACCAAGTCATGCCCAAAAAGATTAATAAATTTCTTAAGGGAGTGGTAAGTAAATCCGCAGCAGAAAAACTGGCAAAAATTGGAGGAATCCCTTTCGGTTTTTTATTTCTTGAAACGCCACCAACTCCAGCCAAACCCAAGATCCCTGACTTAAGGCAAGCTATAAATAGCCGTGAGTTAGGAAAAGATTTTTTTGATGTTTACTATGATATAGAATATAAACTTGAGTGGTACAAAGACTATTTAAGAGAAAATGGTAATGATGATCCACTCGATTTTATTGGTAAATTTAAATTTAATAGAAAATTAAATTATAAGGTTGTTGCTACAGACATAGCAAACACAATACATTTTGATATACAAAAAGAGATAAAAAATGTCACTTTTGAGAGCTATTTTTCTAAAGTGGCAAAACTAATAGAAGACACTGGCGTATTAGTTTTCAAGAATGGTGTTGTGGGTAATAATAATAAAAGAAAACTTGACACGCGAGAGTTTCGTGGTTTCTGTATATCTGATAGCGTTGCTCCGATCATTTTTGTAAATAGCTCGGACGCGTTATCTGCGCAGGTATTTACATTATTTCATGAGGTGGCTCATCTTTGGCTTGGAGTCGATGGAGTCTCTGGGTGGGACACAGAAAAAAACATAGAATCTTTTTGTAATAAAGTTGCTGCTGAAATCTTAATGCCTGATAATCTCTTCAAATCTTTCTGGCTTAATGCATCCAGCGATAATAATTATTATCGAGTAAAAGAGGTTTCTAAGTTATTTAAGGTTAGTGATTTCGCTTGTGCAATCAAAGCGTTACAATTAGATTTGATAGAAAGAAACACTTTGGAGATAATTAAAGATCAAGCTTACAATAAGCCCAAAAAAGAATCTAATGGTGGTTCTTTCTTTAACACATTACCTGTTCGTAACAGTCCAAAACTTACGAATATAATAATTTCCAAAGCAATGTCTCAACAATTACCATTAAGGGAAGCAGGCGTACTGCTAAATGTAAAAGCAGATACAGTTGTTGAATTTTATAAAAAACGAGAATCTCTATGATTCATAATGGAAAATTCTTAATTGATAGTAATGTCTTCATAGAGGCAAAAAACTTTGCATATAACTTCAATTATTGCAAAATATTTTGGGATTTTCTTCTCGCTTTACACATTAATGGTCTGATTTATAGCATTAATGCTGTAAAAAAAGAACTATGTGCAAAAGATGATCCATTGTGTAAATGGATTAAAGAAGAGTTACCATCATCATTCTTCGAAGATGAGCATAGTTCAATAGAAAATTATGCAAAGTTAATAAATTGGTCAACTAAATTAGATGTTACCGAAAAGGCAAAGTTTGATTTTGCAAGCCATGAAAAAGCAGATGCTTTTTTAATAGCCCATGCGATGACACATGGATATACTATTATTACCCATGAGAAACCATCCGGTGGCAAACCTAAAAAAAGAATAATGATCCCGGATGCTGCTGCTTCTCACGGCGTTAAGACATTAACACTATATGAATTTCTTCCAAGATACGCTAGTCATAATTTTTCTTTGAAATAAAACGTCCCGGCCACCGTGCCGGGTTTTCTTTTACCTCCCCTCATCACACACACCGTTCAAAAAACCACCACAACCCCGCTTCAGTTATCGCTATGCGATGCAAGTCACAAAATTAATTCTTTTTGCTATCAAATATTTAATATCAAAACACATCTAGCAATAGCAATAAGTATTGATATCATCAATAGCAATAGCTATTATCACCATGTCGCAACAACACAACGATACGGCAATCACCTGATTCACCGTTGCGATGACCGCTTAGATCCGCAGCTTGAATTTCAGCAGGCTCCGGGGAGTGCGAGGGGTGAAGCGGACGCGTGAACGTCGGTGTGACCAGCTGAAATCAACTCAACACTTCATACCTCAGTCGCTTCAACGAGGCGGCTTAGTTATGACAACCGGCGGCCATCCACCGCCTGAATACGCGCAGAAGTCTTTATATGTTCAGCAGCCCAGCTTACGGGCAGGAGTTTTTATGGTTCATCAACATTACGGAACGCAGACCGTTAATCGCGGCGCGGTCATGCCAGGAATGCTGGTCAAACACAAAGATGGTACCTGGACTGCATCAGCTAATTTACGCGGGCGGCTTTATCTGCATCGCGGCATCGAGCGCACTTATACCCGTGATTTGCTCGTAGAAGTTTTTCTCGACGGACGCGGTAACGGCCTGAATCACTAACCCCCCTTTCCTGTTTTCCTAATCAGCCTGGCATTTCGCGGGCGATATTTTCACAGCCATTTTCAGGAGTTCAGCCATGAACGCTTATTACATTCAGGATCGTCTTGAGGCTCAGAGCTGGGCGCGTCACTACCAGCAGATCGCCCGTGAAGAGAAAGAGGCAGAACTGGCAGACGACATGGAAAAAGGCCTGCCCCAGCATTTGTTTGAATCGCTCTGCATCGATCATTTACAACGCTGCGGGGCCAGCAAAAAAGCCATTACTCGTGCATTTGATGACGATGTTGAGTTTCAGGAGCGCATGGCAGAACACATCCGGTACATGGTTGAAACCATTGCTCACCACCAGGTTGATATTGATTCAGAGGTATAAAACGGATGAGTACAGCACTCGCAACGCTGGCTGGGAAGCTGGCTGAACGTGTCGGCATGGATTCTGTCAACCCACAGGAACTGATCACCACTCTTCGCCAGACGGCATTTAAAGGTGATGCCAGCGATGCGCAGTTCATCGCATTGTTGATCGTCGCCAACCAGTACGGCCTTAATCCGTGGACGAAAGAAATTTACGCCTTCCCTGATAAGCAGAACGGCATCGTTCCGGTGGTGGGCGTTGATGGCTGGTCCCGCATCATCAATGAAAACCAGCAGTTTGATGGCATGGACTTTGAGCAGGACAATGAATCCTGTACATGCCGGATTTATCGCAAGGACCGTAATCATCCGATCTGCGTTACCGAATGGATGGATGAATGCCGCCGCGAACCATTCAAAACTCGCGAAGGCAGAGAAATCACGGGGCCGTGGCAGTCGCATCCCAAACGGATGTTACGGCATAAAGCCATGATTCAGTGTGCCCGTCTGGCCTTCGGATTTGCTGGTATCTATGACAAGGATGAAGCCGAGCGCATTGTCGAAAATACTGCATACACTGCAGAACGTCAGCCAGAACGCGACATCACTCCGGTTAACGATGAAACCATGCAGGAGATTAACACTCTGCTGATCGCCCTGGATAAAACATGGGATGACGACTTATTGCCGCTCTGTTCCCAGATATTTCGCCGCGACATTCGCGCATCGTCAGAACTGACACAGGCCGAAGCAGTGAAAGCTCTTGGATTCCTGAAACAGAAAGCCACTGAGCAGAAGGTGGCAGCATGACACCGGACATTATCCTGCAGCGTACCGGGATCGACGTGAGAGCTGTCGAACAGGGGGATGATGCATGGCACAAATTACGGCTCGGCGTCATCACCGCTTCAGAAGTTCACAACGTGATAGCAAAGCCCCGATCAGGAAAGAAATGGCCTGACATGAAAATGTCCTACTTCCACACCCTGCTTGCCGAGGTTTGCACCGGTGTGGCTCCGGAAGTTAACGCTAAGGCGCTGGCCTGGGGAAAACAGTACGAGAACGACGCCAGAGCCCTCTTTGAGTTCACTTCCGGCGTGAATGTTACTGAATCCCCGATCATCTATCGCGACGAAAGTATGCGCACCGCCTGCTCTCCCGATGGTTTATGCAGTGACGGCAACGGCCTTGAACTGAAATGCCCGTTTACCTCCCGGGATTTCACGAAATTCCGGCTCGGTGGTTTCGAGGCAATAAAATCGGCTTACATGGCCCAGGTGCAGTACAGCATGTGGGTGACTCGAAAAGATGCCTGGTACTTTGCCAACTATGACCCGCGCATGAAGCGTGAAGGCCTGCATTATGTCGTGATTGAGCGGAATGAAAAGTACATGGCGAGTTTTGACGAGATGGTGCCGGAGTTCATCGAAAAAATGGACGAGGCACTGGCTGAAATTGGTTTTGTATTTGGGGAGCAATGGCGATGAAGCATCCTCACGATAATATCCGGGTAGGCGCGATCACTTTCGTCTACTCCGTTACAAAGCGAGGCTGGGTATTTCCCGGCCTTTCTGTTACCCGAAATCCCCTGAAAGCACAGCGGCTGGCTGAGGAGATAAATAATAAACGGGGAGCTGTATGCACAAAGCATCTCCTGTTGAGTTAAGAACGAGCATTGAGATGGCACATAGCCTCGCTCAAATTGGAGTCAGGTTTGTGCCAATGCCAGTAGAAACAGACGAAGAATTTCATACGTTAGCCGCATCCCTTTCACAAAAGCTGGAAATGATGGTGGCGAAAGCAGAAGCAGATGAGAGAGACCAGGTATGACAACCACTGAATGCATTTTTCTGGCAGCGGGCTTCATATTCTGTGTGCTTATGCTTGCCGACATGGGACTTGTTCAATGACACCTCAGCAAGAAAACGCCCTTCGCAGTATTGCCCGTCAGGCTAATTCTGAAATCAAAAAAGCCAGACAGCAGTTTCCGGATAAAAACGTCGATGACATTTGCCGTAGCGTACTGAAGAAGCACCGCGAAACGGTAACGCTGATGGGATTCACACCGACTCATTTAAGCCTGGCGATCGGCATGTTAAACGGCGTCTTTAAGGAGCGATGAACATGAAAAGCAAAATCATCAGGGAGCTACAGGCTCCTTTTTTATTATTCGCATTCACCCTCAAGCGTATTAACCAACAATTCAGGGATTAATGGAAGATGGCAGACATCATTGATTCAGCATCAGAAATCGAAGAATTACAGCGCAATACAGCAATAAAAATGCGTCGTCTGAACCACCTGGTTATATCTGCCACTCATTGTTGTGAGTGTGGCGATCCCATAGATGAACGAAGACGCCTGGCCATTCAGGGTTGTCGGACTTGTGCAAGTTGCCAGGAGGAGATCGAACTTAAGAACAAACAATGGGGATTGTGATGGCCTCAAAGCAGCAAATTTCAACATCGTCCAACTGAGGTGTAAAAATGTTCAGAATCATTTTTCCTAACACCTGGTACGTCGACCACCACGGCACTCCCTGCAAAATCCTGCGTTCTACCCACAACAAAGTTCACTACATCCGAAAAGGCAGAACATGTATCGCCAGCATGTTCCGCTTTAATCATGACTTTGAACCTGTGAATAAAGCTGATGCAGATCGGATAGCAGAAGAGATCGAAACGGCAGAACACATTAAGAAGTTACGTGACATGCGTTCAAAAAGCAGAGGTAACCATGGAATCATACAGCCTCACACTCGATGAGGCCTGTCAGTTTCTCAAGATATCCAGACCTACCGCTACCAACTGGATACGAACAGGCCGCCTACAGGCAACACGCAAAGACCCCACTAAACTAAAATCTCCTTACCTCACAACACGACAAGCCTGCATTGCGGCGCTTCAGTCTCCGCTGCATACTGTCCAGGTGAGCGCGGGTGATGGCATAACAGAGGAAAGAAAATGTCACTCTTCCGCAGAGGTGAAATATGGTACGCCAGTTTCACATTGCCGAACGGTAAAAGATTTAAACAGTCTCTTGGAACAAAGGACAAAAGGCAGGCGACAGAACTCCATGACAAGCTAAAGGCTGAAGCATGGCGGGGCAGCAAACTTGGTGAAATACCTGATATAACGTTCGAGGAAGCGTGTGTCAGGTGGCTTGAAGAGAAAGCACATAAAAAATCACTGGACGATGACAAAAGCCGGATCGGATTCTGGCTTCAACATTTCGCAGGAATGCAACTAAGAGACATTACTGAATCAAAAATTTATTCAGCAATGCAGAAAATGACGAACCGGCGTAATGAGGAAAACTGGAAACTCAGGGCAGAAGCATGCAGAAAAAAAGGGAAACCTGTTCCAGAATACAAGCCAAAACCAGCGTCTGTTGCAACGAAGGCTACGCATCTTTCATTTATAAAAGCCCTACTAAGAGCCGCAGAGCGTGAATGGAAAATGCTGGATAAGGCACCAATTATTAAAGTGCCTCAACCAAAGAATAAACGGATCCGCTGGCTGGAGCCCCATGAAGCACAAAGGCTGATTGATGAATGTCCGGAGCCATTAAAGTCTGTTGTTGAATTTGCACTGGCAACAGGCTTAAGACGCTCGAACATCATCAACCTTGAATGGCAACAAATAGATATGCAGCGCCGGGTGGCATGGATAAACCCGGAAGAGAGTAAATCAAACCGCGCAATCGGCGTTGCGCTGAATGATACTGCATGTCGCGTATTGAAAAAACAAATCGGGAATCATCACCGTTGGGTATTTGTGTACAAGGAAAGCTGTACCAAACCAGACGGAACGAAAGCGCCAACAGTAAGGAAGATGCGGTATGACGCAAACACAGCCTGGAAAGCGGCGCTGAGACGGGCTGGTATTGATGATTTCAGATTTCACGACTTGAGACACACCTGGGCAAGTTGGCTGGTTCAAGCCGGAGTCCCGTTGTCAGTGTTACAGGAAATGGGAGGCTGGGAGTCTATCGAAATGGTTCGTCGATATGCTCACCTTGCACCTAATCACCTTACCGAACACGCACGGCAAATAGACTCGATCCTGAACCCATCGGTCCCAAATTTGTCCCAGTCAAAAAATAAGGAAGGTACTAATGATGTGTAACTTATTGATTTAAATGGTGCCGATAATAGGAGTCGAACCTACGACCTTCGCATTACGAATGCGCTGCTCTACCAACTGAGCTATATCGGCCCTGAAAGGACATGTTCACGAACGTGAATCACGGTGGACAAGGTTAAAACTAACCGGGCGATGCGTCAATGGCCTTGTGAATCAAATGGCTACTTTTGCATCACCCGGTTTTATTTACGCACGAATGGTGTAATCACCAATACCGATCCACTTGTAAGTGGTCAGTGCTTCCAGCCCCATTGGGCCACGCGCGTGGAGTTTTTGTGTGCTTACCGCCACTTCCGCACCTAGTCCAAACTGGCCGCCGTCGGTAAAACGCGTAGAGGCGTTAACGTAAACAGCGGACGAATCCACTTCGTTAACAAAACGCTGGGCGTTGCGCATATCGCGGGTCAGGATCGCATCGGAGTGTTGTGTGCCGTGTTCACGAATATGGGCGATGGCATCGTCAAGATCACTGACGATTTTGACGTTCAAATCTAATGACAGAAACTCATCGTCATACTCTTCCGCTTTAACAGCCACCACCTTCGCGGGGCCTGTCTGCAACTGCGCCAGCGCAGCTGCATCTGCGTGTAATGCCACGCCGCTTTCCTCCATTTGTTTGCTTAATGCGGGCAGGAAGCTATCGGCGATGTTTTTATTCACCAGCAACGTTTCTACCGTATTACATGTGCTCGGACGCTGAGTTTTCGCGTTGACGATCACTTTTAATGCTTCAGCAATCTCTACACTTTCATCAACATAAATATGGCATACGCCTATACCACCTGTGATCACCGGGATCGTCGACTGTTCGCGGCACAGTTTATGCAAACCAGCGCCACCACGCGGGATCAGCATGTCGATGTATTTATCCATACGCAGCATTTCACTGACCAGCGCACGGTCAGGATTATCAATCGCCTGCACGGCACCCACCGGTAAGCCACAGGATTTCAGGGCGTCCTGAATCACCGCCACCGTTGCCGCGTTAGTGCGACAGGTTTCTTTACCGCCACGCAGAATCACTGCGTTACCGGTTTTCAGGCACAGCGAAGCGACATCAACCGTCACGTTCGGGCGCGCTTCATAAATCACGCCAATAACCCCCAGCGGTACGCGACGACGCTCAAGACGCAGGCCGCTGTCCAGTACGCTGCCATCGATTACCTGCCCCACCGGATCGGCGAGGTTACACACCTGGCGCACATCATCGGCAATGCCTTTCAGCCGTGCGGGCGTCAGTGCCAGACGGTCAAGCATCGCTTCGCCAAGGCCATTGGCACGCGCGTCAGCAACATCCTGGGCGTTAGCGTTGAGGATGATTTCGCTTTGTGCTTCCAGTTCATCGGCGATTTTTTCCAGCACGCGATTTTTTTCGCGGCTGGAGAGTTGCGCTAATTTATACGAGGCTTGCTTCGCGGCAATGCCCATTTGTTCCAGCAT